AGTTGCAGCACCAAAAACAAATTGGATTTCACCTAGAATGCATGGTGGTTCAACAGATAAAGGTGTAAGTGCACAAAACAAAAGAGCTGACTATGCTCAGAAAATGAGAAACAGAGTTACTGGTGTAGATGCTCCGCCAAGTATTTTAAATCCATACAGTCCTAGAGTTATCCAAGGAAGATTAACTAACAGAGGAAATACTTTTAAATCTGGTGGAAGAGTTAAAGGTGCAGGAAAAGCTAAACGTGGTTTAGGAAGAGCATTTTCAAAAGGGAGAAAATAATATGAGACAAAATGGAGTAAGACCAGGAAGAAC